TAAAAATATAAAATCTTAATACTTAAATATAAGTGATTTGGTTGAATGGCAGAATATTTATGAGTGTATGGAAACAAAAGAAAATAACGAACAAATCATTAAAGTATTATCTTTCATAATGAGTCGTTTAGATTCATTAGAGATTGAGCAATCAAGACATAAAGAAATGTTTTACAAGGTTCGTAAGAATCTTACAGATGCCAATGATTTGATAAATCAAATACTTGATGTCTTAGAAATAGAAAATCCTGAATTGTATAATAAGACAATGCAACAATTGGAGGATGGTCATTTGAAAGATATGGTTTCGACAATAGATAAACATATTGAAGAGTTAGTTGAATGGGATGATGAAGAACTTCTTCAACTCTTTAGTCAAATAGTAGGAGATGCTTAATGAATCACGAGATGATAATCTTTTTAGAAGATTTAATCAAATAGTAGGAGATGCTTAATGATAAACTCAGAGATGATAATCTTTTTAGAAGATTTAAAAGCTTTGTTATTAGAAATAGATACACACCATGAAGAAGACCAAAACGAAATACTTATAGAAGTCATAGATTTAATAGATAATAAAATTATCGAATTAGAGTCATAATTGTTACATTACATTATTACAATTACATTAGGAATTGTCGCCGTCTTTTTAGGAGTGGTGACTTTTTATGCATTACGCCGTATCAACATGTACGAAAACATAATACTAAACATAAATAATACAGTAGAATCAATAAAACTTCAACTTAAAGTGATAGACGATAAAGGAACATTTGAATCAGATGATGAAGTTGGTTTCTTCTTTAAAGAGGTAAAACAACTTGGAAAAGACTTAGAAAATTTATTTGAAACCGAGGTTGAAGAAAATGAAAAAGAGACGAAAGAAAAGTAAAATATATTTTGGTACGCCCGTACATGATGCTATTGTAAGATATAACCACTCTAATAAGCCATCAGAAAGAAATAAAATTTATACTGAAGAGATACACTCAGCATTTCTTAAATTAGCAGAAAACATAATTAATACATTTAAGTTTAGTTACTTTAGTTATGGTTTTAGAGACTTACAAGAAGAGGTTGTATCTAATCTCGTTCTTAACATGCACAAGTTTGATGAATCTAAAGGAAGTAAAGCATTTAGTTATTTTTCTGTGGTAGCAAAAAATTATCTTATCTTAAATAATAATGCTAATTATAAAAAAATGAAAATTCATGATGATATTGATGTTTTATATGGTCATGGTGAAGAAGATGAAGTTATAGAAAAAAATCCATCAAAAGATATATTTAAAAAAACTATTGATTATTTTGATGAAAATTTAGAAAGACTTTTTCCTAAAGATCAAGATAGAGATATAGCTCAATCAATATTATATCTTTGTAGAAATAAAGATAATATAGATAACTTTAATAAGAAAGCTATATACATAATGATTAGAGAAATGACAGATGTAAAAACATCTAAAATTACACAAGTCACAAATACTTTCCGCAAAATATATCCAAAAATTCAAGAAGAGGTTCTTACTAGAGGCCACATCGATAATCTGAGATATACAGGTTCTTTGGTATAATATTATAACCATACTATATTTATATGTATGGATAATGACATTAAAATATTCGGTGATAAAAACTTCTCTGATTTATCCCAAGAGATATACGAGAATAACAAGTTAAAGAAAACTCAAATTGACTTGTTAATCCAAGAGGTACACGGTTACATACAAGGTATTGAAGATATTGCTATAGTGGGTCCTATTATTAAAGAACTAATGGATGTGGGTATTAAGAATGATGACAACCTTGTTAAACTAGCAACTTTATATCAGAGAATAATGTCTAAACAAACTATTGATGAAAGTGGTGTTAGTTTACTATCTGATGAAGAAAAAGAACAACTAATGGCTTCTTTAGAAGATGTAGCAGAAGACTTACAAAGAAAGAAAGACGACATCGTTGATATAACTGAAATAAGACAAAAATATGGTGATTCATAATGTCTTTAAATAGATTTATTGATGATATATCAACTCGCTCTATAGAGTTTAACTTGGGATTTGTTAACAAAGTTTTTTTAAATAATACCGATAAACAAGATGAAGAAATACAATCATCTCAAATAGTAGAATTAAAACCTTTTAATACTATTTTGCCTACTGTAAATAGAAAGGTGAAAGCCAGACCTTTATTTAGAGGTATTAGTGATTCTATAACTAGAGGTGATATTGTTTTATTTACACTAATATCAAAAAAGTTTTATTATATGGGTCCTTTAAATACATTTAATAGTCCAAATTATTCTTATTCTAATTTTTACACTAATAAATTAGAAAGTAGAGGTTTTGACATAAAACAAAATGTAGATGAAAGAACAGGATATGGAATTAACTATCCACTAAGTAAAATTAAAAAATTATCAAAAAGAAAAAATGAAACTTTAGATTTACTAGGTGATGATAAAACATCAAAGCACTCTGATTTAGTGTTAGAAGGTAGACATGGTAATGGAATTAGAATAGGTTCTAGATCTATATTTCCCATTTTAAATTTAAGTAATGGTAACATAAACTCAGAAGAAGGATTGGGTGGTGGCTCTATAATTTCAATGATTGCTAACGGATCCTTAGAAGACAACTTTACTCTTAGTAATGGGTTTAGACTATCAAGTGATATACTAACAGATGATGATAATCCACTTTTTAAGTTAAATTTAGGAAATGATGATGTTGAAAATATTTTTAATTATAATTATGGAAACTTAGATGATACAACAACATTTAATCAAATTATAATCTCATCAGATAAAATAACATTTGATGCTAGAGGCAGACAAGGTGATTTTACTGTATCATCTAATAGAAATATAAACTTTGGAGCAAAAAAGAATTTCACATTAAATAATCAAGGTAACACAATTATTAATTCTGGTAATATTTATTTAGGAGTACCGGCAAAGACTAAAGCTGAACCTATGGTTTTAGGTGATAAACTTAGACAGTTACTTTTAGACTTTGCTCAGATATTACAAGATTCAAGAGCATTGGTTCAAGGAGTTCCTATACCACTAACGGATCAGAACTCGCAACCGATGTTTCAAAGAATACAAGATTTAATAACTGAACTACAACCAAGGACTGAAAGTGATAATGATGATGGTAGTAAAACAATAACAAATGATGGTCCTCAATTTATGAGTCACCACCATTATATAGAAATTAACAATAGGGAACAAAACAATGAAGGTTAATATATTTAAGAAATTAATTAGAGAAGTAGTAAGAGAAGAGTTAGATTATAAATTTAGTCGACTTGAAAAAAAGTTAAATGAAGTGTTAGTTAATGGTAATACTAATACTATAGTAGAAGATAGAGTGTCACAACTTAACTCATCTCCAACTAAAAAAACAAATACTCAGTCACGAGTTCCGACTCCGACATTACCACAATCAAATCCTGTATTGACAAAAGTTCAATCTGTGACAGAAAATACTCAAGGATTACCTGAACATCTGGCAAATGCTTTTAATAAAGATTATTCACAAGTAATGCAAAAAGTAGAAGAAAAAGCAAGGATGAAAAATGGGGCTTAAAACAGACATATATGATGCTTTAAAAAAGAGTGTTGAGCCTGATAATCCTAGTGATAATTACGAATTTAACGATAACGGTAAGTTAGACACTTTAGCACAAAGTTTAACAGATGCTATAGTAAAATTTATTCAAGCTCAAACCTTTGTTGTGACAGAACTTGAAGCATCACAAACTTTAACTAATGTAACTTCATTACCTACAGCACCAGGTGCTCCAGCAGTAATACCATTAATAAATGTTACAACTGCTGTTAGTGACAAGGGACAGAAACCAACTAATTTAAAAGGTGGGGGTAAAATAGAATCAATGAAAAGTAAAGTACAATTAAAAAGAGCCGTAGAGGTGTAAGATGCCAATATTAGATAGAAGAAAAGATAGATTTGTAGAAGACCAAGATAGTAGAGTATCTGTGGGAATTGATTTTCCTTTTGGTAGAGTTCCAAATGGAGATGGTTATTTTAAAACTACAAAAACTACAATTGACTCTATTAAAAATAATATCAAACTTCTTTTAAAAACTAATCAAGGTGAGAGATTATTTCAACCTAATTTAGGCATGAATTTAAGGGAATTTTTATTTGAACAAATGTCAGATGACACTACAATTCAAATAGAAAATAATATAGTAGATGTATTTGGAATTTGGCTACCCTTTGTCGAGTTAAGAAATATAGAAATAAATAAAAAAGATGATTTAAATCAAGTGTCCATTAACATAGAATTTAACATAAGAAGATCACCTGGCTCATTAGAAAGTGTTGAAATTACATTTAATGGTGTAGGTGGTGGAAGTGGTGGAAGTGTTGAAAGTGGTGGTAATACTTTTGGTGGCGGTTATTAACACATAGGAGATATTTTATGGCTTACACAGAAAAACAAAAAATAATACCTACTAATATAAATTACACTAGTAAAGATTTTAGTACAATAAAAGCTGATTTAATAGAATATACTAAATCTTATTTTCCTGATACATACAAGGATTTTAATGAAACATCACCTGGTATGATGTTAATAGAATTATCAAGCTATGTCGGTGATGTTCTTTCCTATTATATTGATTATAATTACAAAGAAAATATTTTATCAACTGCAACTGAAAAAAGAAATGTAAGGAGACTTGCTGAGTTTCTTGGTTATAAAACTCCTAACAAAACACCGTCAGTTGTTAATTTAACAGTAACAACCACCATTGATGCTAATAGTGACGGCTCTCCAAAATATAGTGATGCACCGTCTCCAATAGATAGTGGTTTACAAATAGCATCTAATATTGACTCAGAGGTATTATTTGAAACAACCGAGATAATTGATTTTACTGCGAGTGGTTCTTTAGATCCATTGATAAGCACACCAACACTTGATGAGAATGGAGAAGCAGATTCATACACTTTAACTAGATTTGTAAGGGCTGTATCTGGTAAAACAAAAACTAAATCATTTACAATTAGTAGCCCAACTAAATTTTTAGAATTAGATTTAGGGGAAGATGATGTAGTTGAAATTACAAACTGTCAAGATTCTTCAGGTCAAAAATGGTATGAAGTTGATTATCTAGCACAAGATAGAATATTAAAAGAAACTCACTATACAGATGATGACACAAGAGACACTGCTTATAGTCAAGGTAATGCTAATTCAAATAATTCATTAATACCAATACCTTATGTTGCTGAATACATAAAGACAAATAAAAAGTTTACCACTAATTTTGATGAAGATACTAAAACATATAAAATAAATTTTGGAAACGGATTATTTAGATACAGTAATTCAGGTTCAGCAGTTGATCCCATTGAACAAGTAGGTGTGACGGTGAATGGACAAGATGTTGCAGATAGTATGTATGGTGGGGATAGTGTTGGCTCTACCATCGCTAATAATTTGAATTTAGGTGAAGTTCCAAATAATACAATTTTAACTTTTACTTATAGAGTTGGTGGTGGCTCAAACTCTAATGTTCAAGTTGCAGAAATAACAGATATACAAAATTCTAATGAAGATATAACCGTTACAAATGAACAACCAAGTGTGGGTGGCACAGATGGGCAGACAGTGGATGAAATAAAAAACAATGCTAGTGCTTTTTTTGCTACTCAACTTCGTTGTGTTACTAAAGAAGATTATACCGCAAGAATACAAAATTTGCCAGTTAAATTTGGTAGTATAGCAAAAGCTTATGTTGATAGATTAGATGGTGGTTCTTTGCTCATCTCCACTTTGTCTTATAATCAAGACAAAAATTTAGTTCAGACTCCACAATTAGTTTTGCAAAATTTAGAAACTTATTTAAATCAATTTAGGATAATAAACGATGTGTTAAATTTTGGATACACTCTTCAAGATAATATATTTTCTGGCTATGTTGTTAACTTCGGAGTTCATTTTGTTGTTAATCAAGATAGAAGATTTAATGCTACAGAGACTAAATTGAGAGTTATTGATACAATAAAAGATTTTTTCAAGATAGAAAAAATACAATTTAAACAGTCAATAAATATTAACGATCTTCAATATAGAATATTAGGTTTAGATGGAGTTATTGGTGTTAAAGAATTAAAGTTATTTCAAGATGGTAATAGTGAGTATGGTAATAATAGAAAATTATATTATTATCAGGCAGATGGTGACAGTTATGAGGGGGTTGACGGTCATGAATCAACATACGGATTTCAATATAATTTTGAAAATTCTTTAGTAGACGGTGTTTATAGACCATCGGTAACACCATCTGTATTTGAATTAAAAAATCCAAATAAGGACATATACGGTAAGGTAATATAATGCATAAATATTTTTTTACGACTAAAGATACTTTTATTAGTAGTGGTTCTAATACTATCACTGGCGAAGACTTTAAAGATAAAAATGTAGGACAAGATGAAGTTCTTGAATTAAAAAAAGTTTTCTTTGATAGAGCATTTCATTTTCCAACTCGTGCTCTTCTTCAGTTTGATACTAATGAAATAGAAAATTATATTAGTTCATCTGTTTTACCTCACGACTATAAAGTTAATTTAAGATTATATGAAACAGAAGGTACAAGCGGGTTAACCGAAGAATATAAGGTGGCTGCTTATCCTTTAAGTCAAGAATGGGACGAGGGTGTTGGTAAAGAAAGTGATGAACCAAAAACAACCGATGGTTGTAGTTGGTTATATAGGAAAAATAGAGAAGGTGCATCTGAAATAAGTTGGACTAATCCTGGTGGAACTTATATATCTGCAGATGAGGTTAGTCAATCTTTTTCATCCGAGTCACCTGATATTAATATGGACATAACCACTATATCTAAAAAATGGTTTAGTGGTGATAATACAAACTATGGTTTAATATTAAGATTTTCTGGTAGCAGAGAAACATCAAGTGGTAGTTTTGAAGATATCAAATTTTTCTCAAGACAAACCAACACAATTTACTCCCCTAAGATAGAACTAAAATGGGATGACCATCTACCAGCAACTGGCTCAAATACAGGTAGTTTGACCTCTTTAGATATTAGTGGTAATAGTGAAAACTATTTGTATCCAATACATTTTAGAGAAGCGTATAAAGAAAACGAAACTGTTAAATTTAGATTTGGTGCTCGTAAAAGATACATACAAAAATCATTTACAACATCAGTTCAAACTATAAGTGGCAGTTTTATACCACACGGTTCAGGTTCTTATTCTATTATAGATATGGCAACAAATGAATCTGTTGTTCCATTCAGTGCTTACACAACAATGAGTTGTGATACAACTTCTAATTATTTTAAACAAGACCTAAATGCCTTTGAACCTAATCGTGCTTATAAGATTTTGATAAAGGTTAATCATGATGATGGTCAGGAGATAATCTACGATAACGACTTTGAATTTATATTGAGGACATAATATGTCTTATCATGATAGACAACAAATAACAACTCCTCAACAAACTGATAGGCCTTTAGATTTAGATCCTATTGATCCACAACAGACTACGACTACACAGACAACTGGTCAACAAACTACGACTACACAAAGAACTGGTCAACAAACTACGAGTGGTCAACAAACCACGACTACACAAAGGACTAGTCAACAACAAACAACGACAACTCAACAAACTTCTAGACAGACAACAACCACTCAACAAAGTGCAACACAAAGCTCCCAGAGCACAGCTAGTCAACAATCTACGACTACTGAACAGCAAGATACAGGAACTATATTGACTGGTAAAGTTGAAATGACGAGTAGTGACAATAGAGTATGGAGAGTTATTGAGTTTAATAGAAGTGAATTATTAACACAAGTTGAAGAAGGTATGACAGTTACATTGTCTGATGGACGAGGTTTTTTTATAGACAAAATTTTACAACAAGTAAACTTATCTACAGGTTTAGTAACTTTAGATGTAGGGGTTTCTAATGCTAATTTTGGTGACATACTTAATTTTCAATTAGATGTATCACAAACGATTGAAGATGAAGTAGAAGAAGATGTTACAGAGGATACAACCATATTAACTGGTGACATTAGAATGATTAGTGATGATTCATCGATGTGGATGTATATATCAGGCACTGCTAATAATGAAAGTTTATTACGAGAAGTTACTTCTGATATGGTTGTTACTATATCAAACCCATCAGATATGGGCAATCAACAAAACTTCACGATATCATCTGTTAATTTAAGTAATGGTGTAATAAATTTGAATAGGGGAGTTTCTGGTACTAACTATGGTGATGTGCTTAATTTTAGCATAGATGTCTCTCAGATAA